ATCATTGCGTTGGGAAAATGGGATATGACAAGAAGGTTGTTGATGGTAAATCAATAATTGCCTTTGTGAGAATTGTTGAAGAACAAACAAAACCTTATGTGACTGTTGAGTATGACATTAAAAGAGGAAAAATAGTTCAATGCTACGGAGATCACGATTCTAAACCGGAGCAGGAAGTGATTGATTTTGTTGATGACTGGGGCAAGAAAGTAAAAAAGGAGATGATGGCACAATGATAAATCCTTATGATTTAAAAGGTGAAGAATTACAATGTGCGCTCGCAGCAAGAGATAAAAATAAGACTTGCCGAACATGCAAACATGATGATGATTCTGATGATATTTCTGATATATGTATGAGCTGTGGTTGGACGTTTAGAACAAAATGGGAAGCAAAAGAACCGAAGCAATTAACCTTTTTTTAAAAATGACATTAAACTGATACAAAATGGTAACTCCTTTGTACACCAAATTGACTGCCTATATTGGCAGTCTTTTTGTTTATGTGCTATAATGGTACAAAGGAGTGCAGGTTTTATGGATAGCAGAGAAATTAGTGAAGAATATGCAATTATTGGACAGGAAGTAATTGAAAATGAGCCGAGTTTGGTAGATATTCGTAACGGTCATGCAACAATTATCTATTTGACAAGCGAAAATAAGAAAATGTCAAAGGGTAAAAAGGTTTGTGCGGAATGTGAAAAAGTGCCTGACAAATATAAATGGAGTATACCGGCGGATTTTACAATTACGGTTTTCTTGCCGAATGTTGAAGGATTTAGTGAAGATCAGAAGAGGATATTGATGTTTCACGAGCTTAAACATGTCGGAATTATATTTAACGCAGACGGCTCTGAAACTTATTCTGTGGTTCCGCACGATTATGAAGATTTTAAAGAGATAATTGATAGGTACGGAACAGAATGGAGCGAAGTATGAGGAAAATAATGACTCTGGAGCTATATTTTTCGGGGGGGTGGAACTCTGAATAAAACATTGTTGTATCATGGCGATTCCCTTGCCGAGATAGCGAAACAGATCCAGACAGATGAAAATAATTTGCTTGAATATATGAGAACGCATGATTTCAAAGGAGAGAAATCATTTTGCTTTGCCGGATTTATGTTTCAGAAGGGAAGTATTGTAGCAGCACAATTATCGGAACCTGAAATATAATGTATGAAGAATAATAATATCGTTTTTATAGATTTTGATAACAAAAATGACCAATTTGATAACATTTTTTGCAAAAATGATGTAATAATAACACATTTTTATACAAAAAGAGGTTTAAAATGAAAAATTAAAGGAGCTATGTTATGGCTGGCAGACCGGTTAAAGAATTTGACAAGAAGGAATTTGTCAATTTGGTTGGAATGGGCTGTACGCAAGAAGAAATTTGCTGGTGGTTTCGTGACGATACAGGTAAAAAAGCCAATATTGACACCTTATCAAGATGGTGCAAAAGAACTTTCGGATTGAATTTTCAAGACTACTATAAAAAGAATGGCGGTATGGCAATGAAAATATCGCTGAGGAAGAATCAATTGAAGCTGTCCGAGAAGAGTGCTGCTATGGCAATTTTCTTGGGAAAGAATTATTTAGGACAAACAGACAAATATGAACAGGGTGTTGAGTTCATTGAAGATTTGACACCATTGGCGGAGTTGTTAAATGAGCCAGACGAGGACGATTAATTGGAAACCGTTTTCCAAGAAACACAAAATATATATTAAGAATGCACTCAAGAATAAAATGAGTGTTGCCGAAGGTGCGATTAGATCAGGAAAGACAATCGACCATTGTATTATTGCGGCTATGTACTTGGAAACCTGTCCCGATAAATATCATTTAGCATCCGGCGCAACAATAGGTAATGCAAAACTGAATATCGGTGTATGCAATGGATATGGATTAGAGTTTCTGTTCCGGGGTAGGTGTCATTGGGGCAAGTATCGTGGGAATGAGGCTCTTTTTATTTATACGCAGACAGGCGATAAGGTTGTTATATTTGTCGGTGGAGCAAAAGCAGACAGCTATAAGAAGATTCTGGGTAACTCTTATGGATTATGGATTGCGACAGAAATTAATGAGCATTACGATTCCGAGGATTCAAGAACGAGTTTCATAAAGGTTGCTTTTGGTAGACAGGTTGCTGCAATTAAGCCAATGGTCCTTTGGGATTTAAACCCTTCCAATCCGAGAGATCCTATATATACAGATTATATTGATGCTTACATGGAAAAGTATGTAGGCGGTTATCAGTATCAACATTTTACAATTGATGATAATTTGTCTATTACTCCCGAAAGAAGAAAAGAGATTGAAAGCACTTATATTCCGGGAACAATTTGGTACCGAAGGGATATTAAAGGCGAGAGGTGTGTTGCGGATGGCTTGGTATATCCTAAATATGAGGATGCCATTATTGATGAATTACCGGATGGAGTTATCACCGATTATTGTATTTCAATGGACTATGGTACCCAAAATGCCTTTGCAGCGTATTTGATTGCGAAAATAGATAATGTATGGTACGCTTGTCGTGAATACTACTATTCCGGGCGAGAAACAAAGGCACAAAAGACAGACAATGAATATCTTGATGATTTGGTAAATTGGAGTGCTGATTTGCCGAGTGAGAGAAGAATTCAAATTATCGTGGATCCATCTGCTGCCAGTTTCATTACATTATTGAAAAGGCATGAACATAGATTCCGAGTATTACCGGCTGATAATAGTGTTGCGGATGGTTTGCGAGAGACAGCTACGGCTATGGGATGTGGATATATTAAGATTTGCAAATGTTGCAAGGAACTGATCGGAGAATTGGGTGGATATATTTGGGATAATACATCTGACGAAGAACGCCCGGTTAAGATAGACGATCATGGATGCGATGCTTTAAGATACTTTGTTAAAACAAAACATGTTGTGCGTGATGCCATTAAAAGGAGGTTGCCAGGATGATAACATATCAGGATATGCAAAAGAAATTGACAAGCGGAATAACACTTGTGGATTTTGTCAAAGAGGTAATTACGGACCATAAAAATAAGCCCGATTACCGATTGGCGGAGGTTGCAAAGGAATACAATGAACACAGAAACGTAACTATTTCACAATATCAGAAATTGCTTTATACGGTTTCTGGACAGGCCATGCCCGATCCTTATGCAGCTAATTACAAATTAAAGACTAATCAGTTTAACAGATTAGTTACACAGTTAAATCAGTATTTGCTTGGAAATGGTGCTAAATGGGGAAAAGATGAAACTGCAGATGCACTTGGCGAAGATTTTGACGTGAAATTACAGGATGCGGGTGAAATAGCCTTGGTTCAGAAGGTTGCTTATTGTTTTTGGAATAAGGACCACATGGATGTATTTTCATATCTTGAATTTGCAGAAATCCCGGATGAAGAGGATGGCAGTATTAAAGCAGGTGTAAGATTTTGGCAGTTGGAAAAGAGCAAACCTTTAAGAGCCACATTGTACGAACTGGATGGTTATACCGAATTTATGTATAAAGATGGTAAAGGCGAAATTATTGCCGAAAAAAGAGCCTATATTTTGAAAACAAGAGGCACAGATGCAGATGGAATGGAAATTTATGCCGGAGAGAATTATCCCGGATTTCCTATTGTTCCTTTTTGGGGCAACAAATATAAGCAGAGTGAATTTGTTGGCATGCGAGAGAATATCGATGCATATGATTTGATAAAAAGCAACTATGCCGATACGGTAGACGATTGTTCAGAAATCTTTTGGCTGATATCAAATGCCGGTGGTATGGATGATGTGGACATTCAGGAATTTATGCAGAAATTGAAAACAACGCATGTTGCCAATGTGGATGATGGACAGTCCGTACAGGCGCAAACCGTCAGCATACCTGTTGAAGCAAGAGAAACCTTGCTTGACAGATTGAGATCGGATATCTATGAAGATTTTATGGGTCTTGATACAAAGAATATTGCGGATGGAGCAGTTACAGCAACGCAGATTAAGTTCGGTTATGAACCAATGAACGCTAAGACCGATAAGTATGAGTATTGTGTACTTGATTTCCTTAAAAGATTTTTAGAGATTGCAGGAATAACAGATAAAGCTACATTTACTAGGTCAACAATTGTGAATGCACCCGAAGAAGTTCAGACGGTTTTATCTGCGGCACAATATCTTAGCCAGGATTATGTAACAACCAAAATATTAACCTTGCTGGGTGATGGCGATAAGGTCGAGGCTGTATTAAAGGCTATGGACGGTGAAGATATAAACAGATTCGGAGGCAATAATGAGTGATTACGGTCACGAACAAACCGATAAAGAGCTTAAGCGCATAGAAAATCTGATTACCAAAGAATATAGTCAGGCAGCAAAAGAACTTGAAGAGAAAATGCTCAAGCAATTTGAGGATTTTAATGCAAAAGATATTAAAATGAGAGCCAAGTTGACTGCCGGCGAAATTACTCAAACAGAATATAATAATTGGTTATATGGTCAGGTGGCAACAGGCGATAGATGGAGATCATTGAGAGATTCAATGGTCAATACTCTTGTGAATACAGATAAGGCTGCTGCCACTATAATCCAAGGAAACAGTATAAAAGCCTATGGTGATAATATGAATTACGGCACTTATGAGATAGAGCATGATTCAAAAATCAACACAGGCTTTACTTTGTATGATGAAAATACGGTTAAGAATTTGCTTAAGGAAGATCCGAAGATTATTCCTATGCCTAAAGTTGATATTCCGAAAGATGAACTCTGGAATAGACAACATTTAACATCCGCAGTCACACAGGGGATATTACAGGGTGAAAGTATTCCGAAAATTGCCGACAGATTACAAAATGTGGCTTTTATGGGTAGAAATTCGGCTATCAGGAATGCCAGAACGTATACAACGGCAGCAGAGAACAAAGGCAGGATTGATTCATATGAGAGGGCCGAAAAATTAGGTATACAGACCAATAAAAAATGGATTGCCACATTGGATGACCGGACGAGAGCCGAACATCGTCATTTGGACGGAATGAGCGTTTCCCCGGATGAAGATTTCAAAGTTGATGGATATACTATATCTTTTCCCGGTGATCCGAGCGCAGAACCAGAAATGTTTTATAACTGCAGATGCACACTTGTGGCCGATATTGTAGGTTATCCTTATAATGATGAGCGCAAGGATGATAAACTTGGAGATATGGATTACGAGGAGTGGAAACATGCCAAGGATAAGGAATCTAAAGAAGAAACGAAAGAAGAACCTGCTGCCGTTGCTAACACTCCTGCTGAGAGTGGGAATAGGGTGGTAGTCGAAGGAACCGACTTGTCGAATACATGGGAGCGTAGAGACGAATTTGAGTTTGCGATAGAAGATATTATTGATGCACAGGGATTTGAAGGTCTGCCGAAACTCGTTTCCCAGGAAGAATTTGACAAGGCTGTCGCAGAAAGTAACTTCATAGCACAGAGAACATATTCGGCACCGGATAAGCAGACGTTGAATGAGTATCAAGATATGCTCTATAACGGCAAGTGGTATGTCGATTGCTCGGTAGGTGGTGCGCAATATGGTCAAGGCATGTATTGTGCTGCAGATTATAACGGAAACCTTGATGCCGGTGTTAAGCTCGAAATGGAAACTTATCGAAACGGAACGATAGGCCGATTCTATCGTGAGATGGATGATGAGGACAGGAAGAAGATTATCGATCTGCGAAACAGAATGCAGGAGATTGACGAAGAATTATACGGTGATCCGCCGAAAGTCTTTATGGCGAATTATCCGGATTTGGTTGAGAAGGAATTAGGTATTGAAGTACCGAGAAATCAAATCGAGACTTTAACCCTGGATCCGAGTGCCAAAATCATAACTTATGATGATATCTTGGAGATGCAAGCGAACGATTCAGAGAAATTTAAAGATTTGGATATCGGTGTATATGCGGCCATGAAGGGGTACGATGCGATTAATGCCGAGGGACATGGTGAGAGCGGAAGTTATACTGTTATTCTTAATAGAACCAAGGTTTTAATTTTGGATGAGAAAATTAGTTAAATTCGGAGGTTACAAAATGCCTAAAGACATAGAATTGAGAAGAGATAAGAAAACCGGGGAAGTTTACTCGTATGAAAACGGAAAGAAAGTCGGTGCGGTAATAACAATGGGAGATTTAATCAATGGGAAAGACGATAGAAGTAACAAGCCATCGAATAGAAGTCATCGAAGCAAAAGATGAAGCGGTCGCACGTGCGCTTGAGACTATCGGACTGGTGGCAGAGAGGTACGCAAAGGAATTGGCTCCGGTCGACACAAGCCGTTTAAGGAATTCGATTTCGCACGAAGTGGATGATTCGACTGTTTATGTGGGTACAAATGTTGAATATGCTCCTTATGTAGAATTTGGTACCGGCAAGTTTGCCGAGGGCGGTGGCAGACCAACTCCATGGAGTTATCAAGACGATAAGGGAAATTGGCATACGACCAACGGTATGAAGCCGCAGCCATATTTGAGACCTGCAATCGATAATCATTTAAACGAATATAAGCAATTTTTAGAAAGCGAGCTCAAAGGATAATAATTAAATTTAGATTTAACACTATGTTTATATTCATTGTTAAATCTTGATTTAATTTATAAAATGTGCTATTTTGTACTTAATAAAACTTTTTTGAACACAAAAGAATGTGTGGCGAAGTATAGTAAGAAAAGGAGAATAATATGGCACTTACACGCAAGTTCCTTACAGCCCTTGGCATTGAGGCTGAAAAAGTTGATGAAATTATCAATGCTCACGCAGAAACTGTAGATGCTCTCAAAGGAGAAAGAGACAGCTATAAGGAAAAAGCCGAAAATTATGATGCAGAACATGACAAGGTAGCTAAGTTGGAAAAGCAGGTCAAGGATCTGGAAGATTCCAACAAGGATAGTTACAAAGTCAAGTATGAGGCAATAAAAGAAGAATTTGCCGATTACAAAAAAGGCATTGAAGCTGAAAAGAGCAAGGCCGAAAAAACAAGTGCCTTCAAGGCATTGTTAAAGGAAATCGGCATTTCTGAAAAGAGAATTGATTCCGTAGCCAAGATTTCTGACATTGACGGCATTAAGCTGGACAAAGACGGAAAGATTGAAGGTGTCGATGAACTTAAAAAGAGCCTTTCGGAAGAGTGGGCAGATTTCATCGTAAAAGAAGGAAGCAAAGGTGCTGATGTTGCTAAACCGCCCGTTGAAAATGGTGGAGCAAAGACAATGACAAAAGAACAGATTGATGCGATTAAGGATACAGCTGAAAGACAGAGGCTGATGCTTGAAAACAAAGATCTGTACTTGAAACCGAATGAATAGGAGGAAAATATTATGCCAGCATTGGATAACTTAACTAAAGCTGCGGATATGAAGAAGATCCGTGAAATTGATTTTGTGAATCGTTTTACTCACTCAAGCCTTGCAAAGTTAATCGAGGTATTGGGTGTTACTCGTAAAATTCCCATGATGGAAGGAACCACAATGTATGTTTACAGCATGAGTGGTGAGCTTGCAAACAATGGTGCAGTAGCAGAGGGTGAAGTTATTCCCCTTACCAAGATCGAGCAGACAAAGACACCTGTTGGAGAAATCACTCTTAAGAAGTGGAGAAAGGGTGTATCTGCCGAAGCAATTAAGAAATCAGGTTATCAGACAGCAGTCGTTGAGACAGATGAAAAGTTGCTTTCACTTGTGCAGAACGGTGTAAGAGCTGACCTTTTCAGTTTCCTTAATGGTACTATTACAGGTTCAACCACAGTTGTTGGCGCAGGCTTACAGAAAGCACTCGCTGCAGCATGGGGCCAGTTGCAGGTATTATTCGAAGATGATACTGCACAGGCTGTTTACTTTGTAAACCCTCTTGATATTGCTGATTATCTTGGTTCAGCAAATATTACAGTACAGACCGTATTCGGAATGAATTATATCGAGGATTTCCTTGGTCTTGGTACTGTAATCATGTCAAGCAGAATTACAGAAGGTACTTTTGTTGCAACAGCAAAAGAAAATATCATCATGTACTATCTCACAATGAATGGTGATATCGCTAATGCTTTTGGTTTGCAGGCTGACGAACTTGGATATATCGGTATTAAGTCCGGTTATACAAATGAGGAAAGAGCGCAGATTGAATCACTTGTAATGGACGGTATTCAGTTCCTTGTAGAATACGCAGGTGGTGTTGTTAAAGGCACTATCGATGATTCAGGAGTTTAAAGCATGTATAAAACCGTAGAGGCAAACCGGTAATTGAACTCGTGAAAGAGGAAGAAGCCGAGGAAAAGCCTGAAGTTAAAGAAGAGCCGATTGAAGAGGCTGTAGTTGAAGAACCGATAGTCGAAGAACCAATAGTCGAAGAACCGAAACCCAAAAAGAGAGGTAAAAAGAAAAATGCTGACTGAAATTTGTGCTTATCTGCATAACTATTTCGATTATGAACGTCACAGCGGTGAGATATCCATTGTGGGCGGTGTCATATCTTGCAATGGTAAAGAGATAACGCTGGATGAAGGTCAGTATTTTGCTTTATTCAGGAGCCGTATTCCTTTGGGTGTGTTTAATGTGGTCCCGGCAGATAAAAACTTTGTTGGATCTGTATGGCTTATGGATGTACCCGAAGCAGTTCTTAAGGCTAACACATGGGCAGAAGAATGGATGGCGAAAAATGGTGGCGCAGGTTCCGAAGCCAACTCTGCTTTTCAGAGCGAAAGTTTTGGAGGATATTCGTATAATAAAGGAACCAATTCAAGTGGAAAGGGCGGAATGAGTATATTTGATAACGCACAATTTGCTCGTATGCTTAATCCGTATAGGAAATTGCCATGAGTTTATTAGATGAATCAATGACCGCTTGCACACTTATGGATCGTACTACAGTTCCGGATGGCTATGGCGGATATACTAATGTGTG